CTGGCAATGTCAGCCACAACAACCGACTACCATCTGGCCGGGCTTTCGCCGTCCGTCCACTTCGAGGCTTGCGCCAAGATCAAAGACGCCAAGACGAAGGCGTTCTTCCGTCCAACCGCGAACGTGCTCCAACAGCGCATCCAGGAAGCCTACGAAGTTCTGACGGCCTACGGCTACCCAGCAATCCGCATCATTGTCACGAAAATCCGCCAGTGCGGAGGCACAACGGTTAGCCAGCACCTCATTTACCACCTTTGTAAGCGCCAGAACACTGATGCGCTCGTGATCGCCGACACAGTGCCGCGTGCCAGAATGGTGCTGGAGCGGTTTCGCGAGTTTGACCACCACGACCGTTTCCCGTGGCAGAACCCTATCGTTGCTCAAGCCACGAATATGCAATGGTCGAACGGCTCCACGGCCACGATCACATCAGCGGAGTCGCGAAATCCAGGCATTGCGGCCCCGAGGCAGGCCATTCTGTTCTCGGAAAGCTGCAAATACCCTCGTGGTGGCGTCATTGACGACAAAGACATCGTAGCATCGGTCATGCCGTCCCTGAATGACGCGGGTCTCGCCATCGCGGAATCGACGCCCGAGGGAGCTAATGGCTGGCATTACGACACTTGGCAGGGTGCTTTAACCCTCGATGAGTTTATCGAAGCCCTCCAGGCAGGAGAGCACCGGCCCGGCAACGGCTGGGTGAAGGTTTTTGCGGCGTGGTTCGAGTTCGAGGAGAACCAACACCCGGTTACTCCCAAGATGCGGGAGCAAATCAACCAAACGCTCACGAACCGCGAACGGAACGGCATCGAGAAATACGGATGGACGCATGAGCAGATTTATTGGCGTCGTTCCACCCTCCAAGGCGAGTGCGGCGGGTCGGAAGACCTTTTAGACGAGTTCTATCCCGAGGACGAGGTGAGCTGCTTCTTGTCGTCGGGCCGCCCTCGCTTCAACATGGCTTCCGTGCTCCGGCTCGAAAAGGCCGCGCAGACCGCACCGAGGGAAATCGGCACCCTTACGGAACAAGAAGGCTCCGGCGTCGTCCAATTCGTGCCAGACGGGCAGGGATTGGCCTCGTTCCACCTTTGGGAGCGGCCTCGTGATGGCTGCCGCTACCTTGTTTGGTGCGATCCTGCGACCGGCGAGGATCAAACCGAGGGCAACGATCCCGACCGGCATTCCATCGGCGTACTCCGCTGCGAATACGGCGACGACCGGGGCGCGGTCTTCAAAGATGCCGTTGTGGCCCGTGTGCGTCCGCCCTTCACGGGGAACACGATGCTGGCCTCCGACTTCATCGTTCTCCTGTCTCGCTTCTACGGAAACGCCATTGTGGTGCTCGAAATCAACATGGGCTTACACATTCTCGAACGGCTCAAGCAAGAGGGCATCCCGATCTACCAGCGGCAGGTCATCGACCCTTACGAGCGGGAGGAACAAAAGCTCATGTATGGCTGGAAGCTCAAAGACCGCGACCAAAGAAGAACCGTGGTGGACTGCCTCGCGCTCGCGATCCAGCAAGAGAGCATTGCCTTGAATTGCCCCCACATCGCTGCCGAGGCCAGGACGTTCATCATCGACAAGAACGGCAAGGAAATAGCCCGCTCTGGCTGCAAAGACGATGACGTGATGGGCTTGGCGATGGCGCTTTACTGCAAAGGCTCCGGCACTCTCTACCGGGAGCCGACGCGGCGGAGGCGTTTGCCTGCCGATCATCGAAAATGGCGTTGATGCGGATATTAGTTTGTGGTATTAACTGGCACCACGTCAGACCATGATCGAAGCCACTTACATCCGCAAACCCGAAGCCGCCGTAACTGGTGAGGCTAAGGGCTGTTCGCTCCAACCGCTGGTTGTGCCTCTCCGGCCGTATTACGCAGAAGTCAGCGACGGCAGGGACAAGACGCTATGAACGTAGAGACAACATCCGAAATCACGCGAGACGTGGAGCGCACGGCAATCCCGCCGTTCGCTGCACTGACTGGTTATGCGCCGTCTTTTGTCTATTCGACCCAAGCCGCACTTTGGGGCGAGTCAGAGGTCATCGGATTCGGAAGTGACGCCTTCCAAGTGCGGGAAATGCCGCGAGACAAGGCGTGTGAAATCGTGCGGGCAAACCACTACTCGAAAACCATCTACTCCGCCGCCAAAATTCACCTCGGCGTTTACGCGCCTGAACTCCTCGGCGTGCTGCAATTCGGGCCAGCAATGAACCCAGCAAGCCAAGCCGGAATCGTGGCTGAAACAAAAGAGGACGAATACCTCGAACTGAATCGCATGTGGCTGGATGACGCACTCCCGCATAACAGCGAAAGCCGCGCAATCTCCTACGCTCTGAAATACATCAAACGCCGCTTCCCGAAAATCGCGTGGGTGCAATCATTCGCGGATGAAAGGTGCGGACGATTCGGTGTGGTCTATCAGGCGTGTAACTTCATCTACCTCGGAGAACACACAAGCATCTTCTGGGAGCTTGACGGTCAGGTGTATCACAACTCGCTGATGACTGACTCTCGGCGGGCAGAGACACCATACGGAAAACGGCTGCGTGAAGGAAAAGACCGCGCCACATGCCACAAGCTACGCCAGTTCCGATACCTGTATTTCATCAAGCGGGCGTTTCGCCCACGTCTAAAAATGGCCGTGAGGCCATACCCAAAACATGCGTCGGAAGGCTCAATGGAGAGCTGTCCCGTCACCAACGGGAAGGGGGCGGGTCAGTTCCGCCACGACGCTCCAATTTCACCGGGCGCGAAGGCGCACAACAAATAAGCTCACCGATGCGCGACCAAAAGACAGACGAACTCGCCCGCGACGCTAACGCGCATTCGGTGCAGCGATTGGTTGGGCGTCATTCGTGGGCGCTCCTGATAAATGCTGACTGTCTGGAAGTGCTGCCAACGCTGGACGCCGGCCTCGTGTATGTGACAGATCAGCCATACGGAACGGGCTGGGTGCGCGGCAGTGGCGACGTCAGGGGCGAGTTCAAGGCCAAGCACGAAAAGTTGGAATGGGATGTCTGGAATCTGGCGTGGCTGCAAAAGCTGAATGCACCGAAACGGATCGCCGCCTTCTGTCCCGTGGCACGCTGCGAAGAACTCTGCAACGCGCTACCGCAGCCGATGGTGCTGCACTACCGAAAAAGCAACGTGCGCCCGAGCGGAATAGACCGCGAGCCAATCGTGGTGAGTCCGCCGTGTGTGCCGCGAAATGACGAATGGAAGAAGCTCGCCTACAACGGCGACATGCCTCTGCATCCGTGCCAGAAGCCGCTGAATGTGATGGTCTGGCTACTGGAGTCTGTGAGCGAGGAAAAGGAAACCGTCGTGGACTGCTTCATGGGCAGCGGGACAACCGGCGTGGCGTGTGTCCGCACTGGCCGCAATTTCATCGGCATCGAACGGGATGCTGCACACTACGCGACGGCGGTTGAAAGAATACGTCAGGAGCTTGACGGCGCACTTTTATGAGAACACGCTTGCAATGCGGATGCAGGCAAAGCATATTGCTTGTGTGCGAACAAAGAAACCAACCCGCGCCTGCGCCAAGTGTGGAAAATCATTTTCCGTCAGCCGAGAAGGAAACGCAAAGCTGTGCCCGGAGTGCCGAGAGAAAAAGTGCGTCCAATGCGGAAAGCCCTTTGTTCCAAAATGGGCGAACCACGGCCAAAAATTCTGCTCGCCGAAATGCTCAAGCGACTCACGCAAGGGCGCAGAACCGCCGTGGCTCGCTGCAAATCGGGGAGTCAGACCGCGCACTTATCACCTGCATCATCGTGACTTCAAAGGCCAGATGGCGATTGATTGGAGGTCTGCTGTATATCTCCGCGACAACTACACCTGCCAGAAGTGCGGGAAACGCGGCGGCAGACTCAACGCGCATCACATCAAGCCGTTCAAAGACTTCCCGGAACTCGCCTTTGACGTGTCCAACGGGCAAACGCTCTGCGTGCCGTGCCACAAGCAGACAGACACTTTCGGATGGCAGAAATACAACAAATGGCGAAAGGAGCAGAAGTAACCGCGTGCGACCGTATCGCGCACGAACTGGATGGCGCGTTGCTATGACGCCCAACGTCGAGTTCAGCCAACCCCTGGGGCTAGCCGGGGAAACCTCAAAAAACCAAAAATCATGAACGAAGAAACTGACTCAGAAATACGACCAGCGGCCCCAGGGGGTTGGCTGCAACGCCTTGTTCGCCTTTTGACGGCATGGGCGTGGAGAGAGCAGACGTATGCCCTCGATCGCTTTAGGTATCGCCTGCGAGGCGAGCCAGACGAACACATGGAGATCATTGCCAGAACTTACGGCTTGGATGGCTTCACATGGGCAAGAGTAGTATATGAGCTGGTGAAAAAGCATCCTCCAAAATCTGACAAGCCAAAAGGCCTCGAAAGTGAGGTGAACAACAAGCTCGCCGACTGAGACTTGGCGAAGTTCGACGCAGCGGCCCGGTTCGTGCTTGACTCCCGAAAAAGTCACCCGACCCCGGCAGCATGGTTTTCCAATCTGCTGCCAACGCTACCCAACGAGTAGGGAACTACGCTCCCGGCTCTCTCGCTGCCCAACCTCGACGTTTTGCGGGCGGCCACCGAAAGCGTGGCGAGTCGCCCGAGCAGTTCACAAACCGCATGGATGGCGGCTATATGGCCTCCGCTATGGGGAGCGGTGGATCATCCGTGCCAACCAGGGCCGACAACATCGCGAAAGCCCGAGCAGACGGCACCTTCGATGCCAAGCGGGATGCGTTCAATGCCGCCAACAAAGGCTCCTTCATGGACGCGGCGGGCAACATTGGCCCCAAAGCCGAAATGCCGACCGTTCCAAGCGTGCCGCCGACTGCCCCAACGCCAACGGCACCAAACCCGACCGCAACGCCTCCAGCCAAGCCCAAAGGACCGGCAACCTTTGAAGGGAGGTCCAAGGCTGACTTCTTCGGGGCCGCAATGGCGAAATACGGCCCGACCGCTGGAGTGTCGGCCTACAAGGATCAGAACGTCATGGCGACGGCTGCCAATGGCGGGAAACCGCTTCCTGCTTCCACGCCTACGCCCACCCCCGCGTCAAAGCCTGTTGGCATGATGGCTGCCGCGACACCAACCGCCAAACCCTATTCCGGCCCGATGGCTCGCCCGGCTGGACAGAAGCAAACACCGACGTTCAAAAAACCTTACATGGCGAATCGTCCACTCTCCATGAGCTTCAACTGATACTGAAATGGTCATCACCTCGCCAGCGCCACAATCCGCCTCGATCCCGCTTCCCGACATCATGCGGGCGCAGGCCACGATGGCGCGGAAACAGGTCAAAACGCCCCTCGAAGACCTGCTTACTTCGCCCCGCAAGGCCGGGGAAGATAACCCGCTGGCGGCCCAACTTGTGCGATGGGCACGAGCACAGCGCGAGTCCTACTTGCTTCAGCTCCAAGAGTGGAGGCTGAACCGCATCAATTACCTGCAAGAGATGCAGGACAATTTCAGCCATCGAAAAATCGAGCATAGCCCGGACTGGAACCCTAAAAAGCACATCGAGCAGGTCTTTCAGGTGTCGAACGACTCCATGAATGTCGTGGGAGCCATCTGCGAGTTTGCGGCAGCCTCCGCCGAGAACGACCTTTTTGGAGCAGAGCCGTGGTTTGCGACCGCACCTATTGGCCGAGCTGATCCCGCGCTTGCTGACCAGCTTCAAAAGCATCTCCGCTGGTCATTTAGGGATGGTAAACTTGTTCAAAATTATTGCCGAGTGATCGAGCACGCGGCAACCTTGGGCGAATGCTTCGTCAAGTCATCCTATCACATCGAGACAGACGAGCATGACGAAGCCGCAATGGCCCTGCATGCCAACGGCAAGCCCGTGGTGGATCAATCAGGCAAGTACATCGACACCATGGAGGCTGCTCAAGCCTTTCTTGCCACGCCAGAAGGCAAGAAGCGCATCAAAGGCAAGACGCTCGAATGGAAGCAGGCTTTCCGCAAGGTCCAGTCGGTCATCAGCCAGGGCATTGACCAAACGATCATCCATCCGAACGACATTGCGTTCCGGGAAGCCGCGCCGGAACTCGATTTGCGCTACACGAATGTTTATTGCCGTGTCGAAATGTCCGTCATGGACGCGATGCGGAAGTTCAACCTCTCGAAGGAGGATGCGCTTCGGCTAGCCCAACTCGCGAAGCTCAATCCTGAATCGCTCAAGAACGACAAAGAGCAGACTGCCGATTCACCCGCGCCCATCACGGTTGCGACTGAGGAAGAACTTGGGGCCGACGAGGCAGAACGGCTTCTAAACAGCCGTGTCGAACTCATCGAAGGCTTCATCAAGGCCGACCCGGTAGGCGACGGCAAAACCCGTCGCTGCTACATCGTCTTTGTGGCCGCTGCGGAAGATTGGCTAATCCATGCCGACTATCTCGCGAACGTGTCGCCAAAAGCGGAACTACCCGTCAAGGTCCACGTTTGGGAGCGAGTCCCGCACAAGCTCTATGGGCGTGGTTTCTTCGCCAAGTATGCGACCATTCAGCAATTCCTCGACAAGACTTGGAATGCCATCAAGACGCGCAACGATTACCACGCCAACCCGATCTTGGGCTGGCATCGGAACTACCTGAAACGCGACGACAACGAGGAAGAGCTCAAACTCGTGCCCGGCGAGCCTGTCGAACTCGAAGACAACAAGACGCTCGCGCAAGCCGTTGAAGCCTTTGCGCTTCCCGACCTCGACAGCCGCTCGATGGAGCTTTTCAGCACCGCCATTCAGATTCTCCAGCTTCGATCAGGCATTTCTTCGGCAAGCCAGGGCGATGTTGCGGGCGTCCCGGAGGCCAACACGGCTACGGGCGTGCGCCAACTCATGTCACGGGCAGCGGTCATCCTTAAAAAGCCCGTCAACAACCTGCGCCGGTCCATCACTTGCGAGTTTGCATTTGAGACGAAGCTCATCTACGCGAACTTCGACCGCGAAGAGGCGTTCGTTTTTGGCGAAGGCGAGAACGCCGAGCTTGTCCAGATCACTCCCGAGCAGGTTCAAAACCTCGATCTCGACGTGAGGCTGCTCCTCACTCAACAGGGCAACGCCGATAAGCTCAAAGGAGCGGAGGTTGGGACAAACATGCACCAGAAATGGCTCGCCATACCGGAGGCCGAGAAGCCAGCGGCCCGCCCGCTCTACCTCCAGGCCATCAAGGCGCTGGAATTTGACTCTGTTGAGGAAATTATTCGCGAGCCGAAAGTCAAAATTGAAGATTGCAATTTGATTTTACCACCCGAGCAGCAGGCCAGATTGCAGCAGTTGCTTCTCCTTGAGCAGCAGGCCGCCAGTCCCACATCACCACCCCAAGCACCCGCACCCTGATACCATGAAAAAGCATATCCTGTTATCCATCCTGCTCGCCGTTGCGGGCATCGCCTTCGCCGCTGACTCCATCGACCTGATGGTTCGCAAAATCACCGGCTCCAACACGCCCCCGACCTCGACCGGCTCGAACCTGACGGCCTTCGCGCTCCAGGACAAGATCAACAATGTCGTCCTGAACGCCTACGACGGCACCGCCAAGTTCCAGACCGGCATCACGGCCAGCGGCAGCGTGGCAAACAACCTCTCAGGCTCGACGGGAGCCTTCACTTTCCCGACCGCCGACGTTCAGATTCCATATCCGACTGACGGCGGCAACCTTGGAGCCGCAAATGTCCTGACGGGCGGCGTCAATATCGCGCTTGTTCCTTTCGCGACCATGACAAACGGCTCGACGGAGACGACTTCATGGATGGACGACACTCCCGCCGCTGAGTTTTCGGCTGTCACGGTTGGCGTCGCCCCGACCGACACCGAAGACACCACCATTGCCCGCATCGGCTCAAAATCGCTGAAACTGGCATGGCCCGCAACAAGTGTGGCGGGCGATGGCGTCACGGCGTCCCTGACAAGTGACAACCTCGAAGCCAACGAGAGCGTCGGCATGTGGCTCTATGTCTCCGAAGCTATCGCGGCTGGTGATCTTACCTTGGTTCTGACCGATAACGGCGGTGCTCGCACGTTCAATATCCCGGCTGTCACGACCGCCCGAAAATGGACGTGGGTTGAAGTCGATATTTCGAGCCTCGCAGGCGGAACAGGCGACGCCATCACGGCTTATAGCATCCTGCTTTCGTCCGCTGGAGCCACCGCCCATGCTGCATTCACGACCTACATTGACGGCGTGTGGAAATGGGACAGCGCCGACGAGTTGGCGCTTGGCGTCGATGTGCTCGACCAGCCCGGAGCCATCCGCACGATTCTGACACAGGTCAAAGCCGACGCCGGAACGCAGGCGCACGACATGGCGACCATCACGGAAAACACTGACTTCTTTATTCACCGAGAATCCGGCAACGATTTCCTCGTCCAGATCACGAACCAAAGCACCAAATCGGGCTTTGCTCTCGTGCTCCACAAGTAATCCACCCTTCACTTAGCCCCGCAAGCCATGCCTGCCGTCGCCACTCTCACGAACAGCGCCTCGACGCTCGCCTTCTCAGCGCCTGCGCAAACCAAGGGCTTCATGGTCTGGAGCACTGCGGCGGCGGCATTGCGCCTTCGCATGGGTGGCAAAAAGGCGGCAGCATCGGGCGCTTTCGAGGGCATCCCAATTCCAGCAGGCTCCAGCACAGAGCCGAAGTATTTCATCCATTACTTCAACGCGCCTTTGAAGCGGGCAATGGACATCAACATCTTCCAGAACAGCGGCGGAAACATCACGTCTGGTGTCGGCTACGAACTCCTCAACGACTAAACTACGATGCCAGGATCAACCCAACTCATAACAGGAGGATCGGCCAACTTTGGCAGTCTCGGCGGTGCGCCGGGCGATAACGCCGCGCTGGCGGCGGCGTTGGCTCTCAAGCTCGACAAAGCGGGCGGCACCATGACGGGCGCATTGGTGCTTAGTCCCGGCACGCTGGCGACGGCAGGGATGACGCACAACCAAACTTGGAACAGTGTGGGGACCACTTGTCGGGCGTTAGAGATAGCCGTGACAGACACCAACAGCGCGGCAGCTTCGACGCTTATTCGCGCCCTTGCAGGCGTGTCCGGCAATACACAAGTGTTCTCCATTGACAAAAATGGGCATCCCACTTTTCGGGATACAGCCGGGCACTTTATCAGCATGGCGACAGCCGGGGCCGGCTACGGGTTCACTGGGTCATTTAGTAGCGGTGGCGTAAGAAGTGGCTTTGCCTTTAATAGTGGCGATGGTTACGCCCCACTAATACATGCCGTCTCAGGCAGCACCACCTGCTTATTTGGGGGGGGTGGCACCTTTGGCGGGCCTTCTGGAACCGCGCCAAACTTCATGGCGCTTATTCAAAGTTTCACAGCAGGAACAGCCACTTTTGCGGCCACCGATAAGGACTACAATGGTGCCTACACTGGGGCGGGGCACAATTGTGTTTTTCGCGGTGGTCGCGGCACAACGCAAGGCACTGGCGATGCGGGCGGGTCTGCCTCACTGCTGGGCGGCGATGCCCGAGGCAGCGGCAACAACAATGGCGGCGCTGTAATTATTTCGGGTGGCGCACCGACAGGATCGGGCACGCGAGGCAACGTCTCCATCACAAACCTACCCACTTCGTCAGCCGGTTTGTCCGCTGGGATGCTTTGGAACGACTCAGGAACCCTGAAAATTGCCTAAACCATGACAACACTCAACCTGCCCCTTCAACTCGACGACGAAGCCCTCGCGGCTATTGATCGTCGTCGCGGCTCAGGCTCTCGCGAGGAACTTATGCAACTCATCATCTCCGCTGAGGTGAGCCGCTTTATTCAGTCGGATTTCGACGCGGCGGTGAATCGCCTTACTGAGGCGGCACGCATTTTGACGTATGAACAACGTACAGCCCTTATCGCAAGCGTGGAGGCGCAACTCACACCATGACCCCTGCCGAACAACGTGAAGCCGTGTTAGGCTTCTGCCTGTCCTTTGCCCGTGCCGCGCAGACCGGCGATCCTCTCGTTGTCACGGCCACACAGACCGCCATCGAGTTGCAACTCTCGCGACTCATCCCTGACAAGCCCACGCTGGCCGATGTGCTGGCTCAAACCACCGCTCCGCAATGAAACAATGTTGCATACTGAACTGGATCAACTCGACGAGCAATGGCTGCGCTGCCTTTTTCAGCAGGCTCCCGTCCCGCTGGCCGTTGTTGCTCCTAACCATCGTTTCCTGCGATGCAATGACGCATATTGCAAGCTCTTGGGCTATGCCAGGGCAGAACTTCTTGCCCGAACCTGGAAGAGCATCACGCACCAAGACGACATTGACGGCTATGCAGCCGGTGCGGGAGAACTCAAAACCAGCTCCACCATCGACAGCTACACCGTCAACAAGCGATACATCACCAAGTTCAACGAGGTCATCAGCGTCAGCCTTTTTGTGCAAGGCATCTATGACGACAACAAGCTACTGCACTGTTATTTCGTTACTGCCATCCCTCTTTCTGTCTCCGCCGTCAAAGCCCCAGCAGAACCACAACCGCGATCCCTTGGATTCGTCGAGTGGGCGCGAAACAACCCTCGCGATGCAACCATTGTCGCCCTCGCTGCCAGCCTGTTCCTGGGACGGGACGGATTGATTGATTTGCT